TTGTTCTTCTTTCACCACGAAATGGGTTAAACCGAACCGGTTCTAACTCGATCCCGACTGAATCGGTTTCATATGAATGAGTTCGGTTCGGATCGGTTCGATCTGGGATTAGGTGGTGTGATTAAAGGCCACATGAAGCCTAGAATCCACTCACCGATACCAAATTTGCCAACAAAAGGTTGGGATTTGATTAAATTCAGCTCATCGGTGGGTTTAGAGCTCATGCCTTGGCAGAAATGGCTTGCAATTCAGGCGCACAGGGTTAAGCCAGATGGTCGATTCCATTACCCAACTGTATGCGCTGTCGTAGCTCGTCAAAATGGTAAAAGCACGCTCATGATCTCCCGAATCTTGATGGGTCTCTTTGAATGGAAGGATGAGCTTCAAATTGGTTCGGCTCACCGCTTGACCACATCGCTCGAAACCTTCCGGCACATTGTTAATATCATCGAAAGTAACGAATCGTTATCTGCGCAAGTCAAGAAGATTCGATGGGCTCATGGATCAGAAGAAATCGAGACCAAGCATGGCACGCGCTACATGGTCAAGGCCGCTAATAGCGCGGCTCGAGGAATTTCAAAGCCATCGACTGTATTCATGGATGAATTACGCGAGCACAAAGACCTTGATGCGTGGTCTTCCATGAAATATACGATGATGGCCGCCAAGAATCCACAAGTCTGGACTTTATCCAATGCCGGAGATCAACATTCTGTGATTCTTAATCAGCTTCGAGAGCGTGGCCTTGCCGCGGCCGCCGGTGCGAAAGACGACATCGGATACTTTGAATGGTCAGCACCAACCGATGAAATTGAGGATGTGGAAGGGTGGCGACACGCTAATCCTTCGCTTGGCCGGACAATTCACATCGACAATACCAAGAGCGCGACCAACGATGCGCCGGATGTCTTCCGCACCGAAGTTCTTTGCCGATGGGTCGATTCAATCAATCCAGCAATCCCATCACTTGAATGGGCGGCGTGCGAAGATACTAAACAGAAGCTTGATACCGAGCGCACGACTTGGCTTGGCGTGGATGTCTCGCCGGATCGTAGGCACGCGGCTTTGGTCGGTGCTCAAAGAATTGATGGCGAGAAGTTTGTGGTGCAATTGCTTCACACTTGGACAAACCCAATCAGCTTGGATGAGAAGACCATTGCCAATGAGATTGCGCCATATGCTCGCAAATATCCAACCGAAGCACTTGGCTATTCAAAGCGCACATCTTTGGCCATTGCCATGAGACTTGCACCGGCAGGCGTGCCGATTGTGGATATTGATGGATCAGAATATGCCATGAGCTGTGATCAGCTTCTTTCGGCTGTGGTATCTGGTCGTCTTGTGCATTCGGGTCAAGAAGTTTTGACCAAACAAATTCTTTCAGCTTCAAGATTGCCATATGGCGATGGCGCATGGATCATTGGAAGACGACAATCAAAGAGCGCGGTCTGCGCGACTGTGGCCACAGCACTCGTCACTCACTTTGCGACACGCCCAGAGACCGACATTGATATTTTGGTGGGTTAATATCACAAACTTGTAACAATTCGGGCATGAAATTGCGCGATCTAATTGTGGGAGCACCACAGGCAGAAGTCTTGCCTGAGGTTAAGGCCGCGGCATATATGCCAATCAATTCGTATGATGCATTTGGAGCTTACTTCTCGACAGCTTCAACAGCTACACGCGAAGAGGCCATGCAAATTCCAAGTATCGCACGCGCTCGCAACATTATTTCATCCAGCATTGCAAGCTTTGAAATTAATGTATGGGATAAAGCAACCGGCACAAAGATTGATCCACCGCGCGTAATCAATCAGCCAGATCAGCGTGTGACCGGAGCTTCTGTATATGCATGGACTGTCGAAGACTTATTATTTTATGGATATGCATATTGGAGAATCACAGATCGATATGCAGAAGATGGTCGTGTGCGTGCGGCTGAAAGAATTGCACCGCCACGCGTAACAGTTCGCACAAATGCAAACTCAACAGAAATTGAAGGCTATTACATCGATTCAATGTATGTGCCATTTAGCGATCTTGTCGTATTTAGCGGAATGGATGAAGGCTTACTCAATCGCGCTGGTCAAACATTAAAAGCTGGTTATTGGTTAGAGCGCGCGGCATTAACTTTCGCAAAAGAGCCAGCACCGCAAATGATTATGAAATCAAATGGCACTTCTTTGCCGGCTGATCGTATTCGCACATTGATGGAAGCATGGCGCAAGTCTCGTCAAGAGCGTGCGACAGCGTTCTTGAATGCAGATGTAATCTTGGAGAAACTTGGCTTTGATCCAAAAGAAATGCAACTAAATGAAGCTCGTCAATATGTCGCACTTGAATTGGCGCGACAAATTGGCATTCCAGCCTGGTTCATTTCAGCTGATCCACAGTCAAACACATATTCAAATGCAATCAATCAACGCCGCGATTTAATTGACTTCTCACTTCGCCCGATGATGACTGTAATTGAACAGCGTTTATCACAAAATGATTTCTTGCCATCATCACAATATGCGCGCTATGACTTAGACGATTTCTTGCGCGGCAATCCACTTGAGCGTGCTCAGGTATATCAGATTCTCAATGGCATTCAAGATGCACAAGGCAATCCTGTGATGTCTATTGATGAAATTCGAGAAGAAGAGGACTTAATCGGATGAAGATTGAAATTCCAATGACTTTGATTGCGGCGGATAAAGAATCGCGCACAATCTCCGGTCGAATCGTCACATTCAATGAGCCAGCTAATACAAGCATCGGCCGCACAGTCTTTGCGGAAGGTTCTGTGCAACCAACACCGGTCAAATTGAATCTTGAACACGATCGCACACGACCAATTGGCAAAACTTTGGAGATGTCCGTCTCTCCAGATGGTAGCGGCATCGATGCAAAGTTCCAGATCGCCAATACACAGGCCGGCACAGATGCACTCGAAGAAGCCGCTTCCGGATTGCGTGACGGATTTAGCATCGGGCTGTCTATCAAAGATTCAAAGAGCGAAGATGGCGCAACAAAAATTCTCGCCGGTGAATTGGTCGAGGTTTCACTTGTGACCGAGCCAGCTGTGCGATCAGCGCGCGTGAGCGATGTCGCGGCAAGCGAAGAAGAAGCACCAAAAGAAGATTCCGAAGTTAAAGAAGCTTCGGATGCACCAACCGAAACCAAAGAAGAAGGAGCAGACCAAATGTCTGAAACCGTTTCAGCTCCTGCCGCAAGTGAAGCGGTAGAGGCATCAGTCCAAGCGGCCGCAAAAGCTGTCGCATACACCAAGCCACGAATTGAATTAACTCCAGAGAAGTATCTTGAGAACACACTTCGTGCATCACTCGGAAGCGAAGATGCTCGTCAGTATCTTTTAGCCGCCGATAATTCGACCGACAATGCAGGTCTAGTGCCTACACGCCAATTAACTCAGGTAATTAATGGCCTTGGCTCAACAGTTCGTTCAAACATTGATGCGATTTCTCGCGGCACACTTCCAGATGCTGGATTAAGCTTCGAAATTCCAAAGATCACACAGATGCCAACAGTCGCGGCAACAGCGGAAGAAGGCACACCATCTGAGACCGATCAAAATTCAGCTTTCGTGACCGTTTCTGTCGCGAAATATGCCGGCCAACAGACATTCTCGGTTGAATTGCTCGACCGCACATCGCCCGCATTCTTCACCGAGCTCATGTCTAACATGGCAAAAGCTTATGCAAAGGCAACCGATACAGCTGTGAATGCGGCTTTGATTGCAGGCGCGACAGCTGATGGCACAACTGTTTCAACATATCCAACAGCGGCGGAGCTTCTTGGCATTGTCGCTCGCGGTGCGGCATCTGTTTATGGTGCGACACAGGGCTTTGCTCGTAACATGATCGTGAATACTTCACAATGGTCAAACATCATGACTTTGAATGATTCTGGTCGCCCAATCTACAATGCTTCATAGCCACAAAATGCTGGCGGTGTAGTAACACCACAGTCACTTCGTGGCAATGTCGCTGGTCTTGATCTATATGTGACCGCTAACACCGCGGCTGGCACAGATACCGATGGTTCAATCATTATTGTGAATCCAGATGCTTACACATGGTATGAATCACCAACTTATCAGATGCGTGCAGATGTAATCGCTTCTGGTCAAGTAACAATCGCAATGTATGGATATGGCGCAATCGCGACCAAGATCGGTGCAGGCGCATTCAAGAACAACAAGGCTTAATCGCCTGTTAAAAATCATGACCAACTTCGCTCCTGAGGTTGGTCAGTAGTAGAAGGGAAGGGCTCATGCCATCGATTATCACCGCAAGCCAACTGCGCAATGTCCTTGGCGTGAGTTCTTCTCTTTATGACGACACTTATTTGGATCAAATTATTAACTCAGCTGAGAACATCATTCTCCCGATGCTAGTGGCAAACACTTCCGCTGTTAATGGCGTGAAATTAAACAATAATGTCGCCTACTTCTACACGACCATGGCTCATGGCTTTGTGCCTGGTCAATCCGTCATTGTGGCTGGTCTAGCTTCGCCATTTAATGGCACTCACACAGTAACCGACACAGCGACCGGCACAAATGTCTTCACCGCGGCGGTTACAAATGCCGACATCACTCTTCGCCCATTCATTCCAAATGGATCAGCTACTTTAAGCGGATATTCTGCGGCTGATATTTATGCAAATGTGCCAGCGGTTGAATCCGCGGTTTATGTCGTATCGACCGAAATCTTTCAAAGCCGACTTTCAATTGGCGGTCAATTAGAGGGTGTCGATTTCACACCAACACCATTCCGACTTGGCAGATCACTTCTAAGCAGAGTTCAAGCTTTATTAGCTCCATATTTAGATGTGCAGACATTGGCGCAATAAATGACCGCATCAAGTATTCAAACATCGATTAGAGATACGCTCAAAGTCGCATTCTCAGGACTTGCGGCTTCCACATATAACAGCGTGCCTGAATCTGTAATTGCTCCGGCAATTGTGATTGTGCCGAATAAACCTTATCTTGAGCCACTTCTTATTGGTTCAACTATTCGCACCAAAGTCAATCTTTCAATAACCGCAATCGTTTCGTATAACTCGAATCCGGCTTCACTTGATAATCTTGAGAAGCTGATCATTAGCATTCTGGGGGCTATGCCTTCAGGTTACATCGTAGGGGCTTGCGAAAGCCCTGAGGTGGTTCAAATAGGCGCGGCACAATATCTGTCCGCTTCTTTGAATGTATCGACAACCTACACACAAACAAACTAGGAGTATCGCGTGAGCACAACAATTATCACCGGTCGCGATTTGAGCTTCACCATTGCAACAACCAATTATGATGCTCAGGCGACTTCCGCAACACTTTCAAATGATCCAACAATCGAGACCTATCAGACATTAGATGGCAAGGCTTATAAGCACATCGATGATCAATGGACTTTCGAGGTTGAAATGCTCGCCGATTGGGGCGCGGCTGGATCACTTTGCGAAGCACTTTGGACAGCGGCAGACACAGCACCAAACACCACTTTAGCGGTATCGCTAACAGCGGTCACAGGCGCGGTCTTTGCATTCAATGTATATCCGGTCTTCCCATCAGTCGGTGGATCAGCTCCAGATGCTCAGACAGTATCTTTGAGCTTCATCGTAGATGGCAAGCCATCAGACACATTCAGCTAAAAACTAACTATCAGGAGCACAAATGAAAGTTCAAATAACAATTACATATCAAACCGGTGAGCAGGACAGCGCAACTGTCCTGCCACCGGAATGGGTTAAATGGGAGAAGAACACAGGCCGCAAATTAACCGAAATTAACGAACAAAATTTCTTGGGAATGAGCGACTTAACATTCTTGGCATATCACGCAATTAAGCGCGAGAAAGCACCAAATCCGATGAAGCCATATGAAGCATGGATTGAATCGGTGGTTGATGTAGATGCCGAGCGTAATGACCCAAAAGCCACGCGGTCGGAAGTCTTGGAAGGCTAATTGTCGAATTAGCTATTGCCACCGGCATTCCAATGTCGGAATGGTTACAAGCCGAAGACATCTTGACCGCGGTTGAGATATTAAAGGAGCGCAATGGCAAAGATCGAAGTGGCTTACGACAAAAGTGAGTTACGCGCGATTACTCGTTCATTCAAAGCAATGGATGATGAAGCCATCAAACAAGCGCAAGAAGTTTCGTTCAAATTAGCCGATCTACTTCGCGGCAAAATAGTCAGCGCGGCCGGTGGAAGATATAAATCAACCAAGGTGGCCGAGCGCGTAGCAGAAGGCGCAAAAGCATCGAAGTCATCAAAGATTGGCGAACTCAAAATAGGGTTCGCTTCACAGCGGTTTAGTGGCGGGGGAACTACTCAACAGCTGTGGGGCGGCATTGAATTTGGATCAAAGAGATGGAAGCAATTCCCAACTTGGAACAAACAAGGTTATTTCATATACCCAACGCTTAGGGCAAATCAGAAAGAGCTTGTGAGAGAATGGGAACAATCATTTGATGCAATTCTGAAGGAGTATGACTAATGGCAGGATCAAGAACACTTAAGCTGTCGATTCTTGCCGATGTCGATGATCTCCGAAAGAAGCTCACCGAAGCAGACAATGAAGTCCAAGGCTTTGGGGGCAAGTTAGGCAATTTTGCAAAGGTAGCAGGCGCGGCATTTGCCGCCGCTGGCGCGGCCGCGGCCGCATATGCCGGCAAGCTTCTTGTGGATGGTGTGAAAGCCGCAATCGAAGATGAAGCGGCTCAAGCTAAATTAGCGACCACTTTGGGCAATGTGACCGGTGCTACAAAAGCACAAATCGCGGCAACTGAGGATTACATCACCAAAACCGCGATCGCATTTGGTGTGACGGATGATGAATTAAGGCCATCGTTAGATCGCTTGGTGCGAAGCACAAAAAATGTCGAAGAAGCCCAGAAGCTTCAATCTTTGGCTTTGGATGTCGCCGCTGGCACAGGCAAGAATCTCACTTCGGTTTCGGAAGCATTGGCCAAGGCACACGATGGCAACTTTGGAGCTTTGAAGAAGCTTGGTGTGACCATTGATGAATCAATCATCAAATCAAAAGATTTCGATGCGGCTACAGCGGCACTTGCAAGCACATTTGGCAATCAAGCAACAATTCAAGCCGACACATTCCAAGGCAAAATGGCTCGACTTTCGATTGCATTCTCAGAAGCAAAAGAGACTGTTGGAAGCTTCGTATTAGATGCAATCACGCCATTGCTTTCAACATTTGTGGAACAAGGTATCCCAACAATCCAAGCGGTAGCGACCGAAATTGGAGAGAATCTCAAACCGGTATTTCAAGACATCTTTAAAGTAATTTCGCAAGATGTATTCCCAATCATTAAGGCTTGGGCTAATTTCTTACTAAACGAATTGATTCCGACCATTGGCAAATTCTTGATTCCAATCTTTCAAGGTCTTAAAAATGCTTTCGATACAATTAAGAATGCCATTAACGATAATTCAAAAGAGTTAGCTCCATTCATTAACCTTCTCAAAGGTTTATGGGATTTCGCTAAAACTTATCTAGTGCCATTCTTGGGTGGCGCATTTAAGACCGCGCTTGAAGTAATTGGTAAGGTGATTTCAGGCTTAATCTCAGGCTTCGCATCTTTAGTCAATTCCATAAATGAAGTAATCAATCGCGTTCAAGCTTTTATCAATTTGGTAATGAGTAATTCTGTCGTTCGAGGCATTGGTAATTTCGTGTCCGGCATATTCGGTGGCGGTAGAGCTTCGGGCGGTTCGGTCAATGCTGGCACAAGTTACCTAGTAGGCGAACAAGGAGCAGAATTATTCACACCGGCATCAAATGGCGTAATTACGCCGCTGGATCGTATTGGTGGCGGTGGGGTGGTCAATAACATCAACATCAATGTGACCGGTGCAATCGATCCAACCGCTGTGGCTCGCCAAATCAATGAAATTCTCAATCGTGAGGCAACGCTTTCAGGCACATTCACCAATCTGGGCGTATCAAGATTGGTCGCAATTTAATGACTTGGAAT